CAACCCAGTCTGGCTCAATAACTGATATCACAACAGAAGATTTTAATAATAATAGTATAAATAATGGTAGACAAAATTGGCCAGCAGGTGCTCTTAGTATATTTATAGTTGGATCAATAGACTCAAACGGTAACTCAAATAATAGCCTTGAAGTTCCAATATCATCAACAGTAAATGGTGGATATTTTTATGGAAGCGAACAGGTTCCAAGTAATGATTATACAAACCCACCAGCGTTGCATCTTCAAGCCCCAAGTCAAACACTTGCTTTTCGTGTTGCCAATTGGAGTGAGGGATCAGTTACTCAGGTTAAATTTTCCGTTTATGCAAAAAATGGAGATGCCACTGCTATGGTCAGGCATACAGATGGAACAACATATAACTTTACAATTCAAGACAATGTTAATTCAAATTATCCAGGATTTGTTCATCAAGAAGTTTTAGATGCCCTCCCTGGTAAACAAATTCATGAGATATATTTTTGGGCACACAACAGTGACTGGTACGTTATTGATAATGTAATTATAAAAACTATTATAGGTAGTGGTCCAAGCCAAGAGTCAAGTGATGCAGTTGCCTCAGCACAGGCTGTATACAATGACAAACTAAATGTTTATAATCAAGCAGTTTCAACATTAAATGGTTACAATCAAACACTAACTAATAAAACAAATGAATATAACAACTCAGTTTTAAATGTTGCAACGGCACTCCAAAATAAAAATAATGCAATCAGCGCATACAATCAAGCAATTAATTATCTTAACAACTACATTGATAACGCATGGCGTTACTATGATGAACAATCACAAAGAGAAATTCAAAGAGCAATAGCACAAGCAGCAGCACAGGCACAAGCAGCAGCCGATGCTGCAGCAGCCATCAAGCCTACCCCTAAGCCAGAGCCTTCTCCAGAACCAAAGCCAACCGTTGAACCAGAAAAGCCTAAGCCATCTGACCCACCAACAGATAAGCCAGAACCAAAGCCAACCCCTCCAACAGATAATCCAGAGCCTAAACCAACTCCACCAAGTGAAAACCCAGATCCAAAACCAACACCTCCAGGTCCTAAGCCAGAACCAACAGATAAGCCTAAACCAGAAGAGCCTAAGCCAACACCTGCCCCAAGCCCTGAACAAAAGCCAGAACCCACTCCAGAGCCTCCTGTAGAGCCTTCACCAGAACCCAAGCCATTGCCAAGACCAGAATTTAGGCCAGCAGAAAATGTTGATCCAGTAATCAAAGATGAAGTATTAGCAGCACTTATTCCACAAAAGGGTACAGGAAATGCGGAAGATTTGTCTGGTGTTATTGCAAACCTTACAAGCAGAGATAACAAATTAGTTAAACTTTCAACAGAGCAGACTGCAGCAGTTAGTCAAACACTTAAATCTTTGACGCAAGAAGCAAAGAAAGAGATTGCTTCAAACCTTGGTATTTCTTCAGCAGAGGTAGCAAAGGTAGCAGAAGTAATGAAGTCAAATCCTGCAGTTGCAGAAGCGTTTGTTGAGTTTGCAGAAAGATCAGGGGATGCAGGAGATACCCCGATGCCATTTACATTAGCAGATGCAACGACAGAAGTACAAACAGAAGCATTTTTAGCAGACCCACTTGGAGCAGTATTTGAAGTGGACCCAGTAGAACTCCTATCTAATTTCTCTGAGTTAGGTATGGATATGACAGATGATCAGAGAGAAAAAGCGCAAGAAGTAATTGTCCCAGTGATCATCGTATCACAAATTGCAGGGGCAGTCATAAGGAGGAACAAATGAAAATAATCAACAAAGCAGTTAGTCTTGTAGGTAAATCACTCAAGGGATTAACTAAATGGTTTAAAGACGCAGGAATGGAATTAATCGCACAGGCATTCACCCTCCTAGGCTTCTTTATCGCATGGCTAACTTTGACGGGATCAGCAAGAGACATTGTTGGTATTGCTGTAATGGCAACAACAATTATCTGGCTAATTACAATCCCGCTAAGAAAGGATAAATAAAAATGGCAACTAAAAAAATAGTAGAACCCCCAAAGAACGATCACCCACAGAAAGCAATAACAAATATCTTAATGAGAATTCTTGCGGTATTCGCAGCATCAGGACTATCAGTCTTGGGAGCAGGAGCCGTAGTAGGAATTGAAACAGGACAGGCAGTAATGCTTGCAGGACTCTTAGGTGTAGCAACAGTTATTGAGAGACTGGCAAGGGCTTTTTTGGACGATGGAAGGCTATCATTATCAGAAATAAATGACGCCTTTAGAACGGTAGATAAAAAGGCTAATTAGTCATTATCACCCATAGTTGACAGCCCTCTCTGGGCAATGGTATACTTGAGTATAACCTATCTGGAGAGGGCTTCTACCTGTGACTTGCATTGCCGTTGTAAAACATGAAGACAAAATTTATATGGCTGGGGATCGTGGAGCATCAGATGATGGTACCATTCTAGCACTTGAAGCACCAAAGGTTTGGAAGATAGGTCCATACTTAATTGGATATGCTGGATCAATGGACGGAGAAAGAATCCGTTATAACTTTAAGCCATCTGCTCCTAATATTAAAGACACAGATAGATTTATGCAGACAAGGTTTATCAAAGAACTTAAAGAGTTTTACAATGAGTTTTGGGTTGACACATCAAAAGAAGGAGACCTTGGTTTGATAATTGCAGTTCGTGGAAATATATACGAGCATAGTTCTGCTGACATGTCTTTATCTAAGTATACACTTCCATACCTTGCTATGGGTTCAGGAGCAGAGTATGCATACGGTGTTTTGTATGCAACAGATAAACAAAAAAATGCAAGGAATAGAGTGATGCAAGCAGTAAATGCTGCAATTAAATTTAACCCATCATGCATGGGTCCAGTTGACATCGTTAGTATCTAGGAGTATACTTAGTATATGAGCGAAGAGTTTGAAGAGATTCTAAAAGACATTCAGAATATAGAGTCAGACTTTGATGAGTTTGAGATCTGGCTTGAAAATGGAATTGAGCGGGGATGGGTAACTGAACCGTTCTGCAATACTCATGAAGGAGATCCCTACATGACAGATGAAGAACAGCAAGAATGGGAAGAGGGCGGAGACCCTTGCCAAGTAGTTTTAAAAATCAAACAATAACAACAACAAGGAGAAACAAAATGAAGAAAGCACTACTAGCACTACTATCAATTGCAATTGCATTTACAGCAATTTCACCAGCACAAGCAGAAGACCAGAAGGTCTTAGCAATTATTGATTCAGCAGTTAATTCTGACAAAATTACTTCAGTGATTTATGAAGCATGCTTTACACAAAACAATTCATGTCCAAACAAGACAAACTTTATGGAAGGCAAGGGGTCTGCAAATTCACATGTGTGGCATTCTTCAATTGTCAATTCTGTCTACCACGGCCACAACATGACTCAGGCAGCACTTACAGTGGATCCAAACATAAAGATTGTATTTGTTAGAGTTGCCAACATTACAAGTTCTGGAAATATTCTTCAAGATGCAAAGTCTTTGCAGTCTGCAATTGATTGGGTATCAAAGAACGCTGAAAAATATAGCATTGATGCAGTTTCAATTAGTCTTTCATCTATATCAGCAAATAACTTAAATGCATGCACTACAAATTCTGTAGTTATTAATGCAGTGTCTTCTTTAAATTTAAAGAATATTCCAACCTTTGCTGCAACTGGAAATGATGGTTCTTTAAATGTTGTTGGATATCCATCATGTGTCTCTGGAGTTATCGGAGTTGGAGCATCATGGTTTGACAATACAACAAAGTCTCACATTTTTGCAAAATCTACAAATCGTGGTCCAGGACTTGATGTCCTTGGTGTTGCAGAGACCTTGATCGTAAGATACCACGGAACAACGGTAGATACATCTGGAACTTCTGGAGCAACTGTTCTTGCAGCAGCAAAGTATGTTTCTAAAAATACATACAAAACCTTTGGAGAATATGTATCATCTCTTCCAAAGATACTATCGTATCCATATAACGGTAAGTAGTTATAAGTCCTGGGCATGACTAAAACTGCCTGCCTTGCCCTATAACTCAGATGGTAGAGTGCCGAACTGTTAATTCGGATGTCCCTGGATCGAGGCCAGGTGGGGCAGCGTGATATAATTATATAAAGATACCTACAAGGAGGATATCATGGCAGCAAAAGGATCAGTAGAAGCAATCATCGAGGTTGCAAAAAAGGAAGTGGGCACAATTGAAGGCCCTAAAGATAACGAAACAAAGTATGGTGCATGGATCAAGGTTAACTTTCAGCCATGGTGCCAATCATTTGTTTCTTGGGCAGCATTTACTGCGGGAGTAAAATCATTTCCTAAGTCTGCATCAACAGTAGCAGCAGCAGACTGGTTTAAGAAGGCTGAGCGTTGGTCAGATGCTCGCAATGATGATCCACAAGCAGGAGACTGGATCTATTTTGATTTCCCAGAAGATGGCGTAAATCGTATTTCCCATGTTGGTATTTGCATTAAGAATAATGGCGACGGAACAATCCAAGTTATTGAAGGAAACACTTCAGGAACTGCCAAGGGAGATCAACGCAACGGAGGAATGTGCGTTGAAAAGACTCGTGGCTATGTAAAAAATAACAAGAAGAAGTTGGTTAATGCTGTAATTGGTTGGGGTCGTCCAGTTTATGCTGGAGAAGAAAATGCTCCACTGCTAAACAAGTTGGCAGCAACACCTGTTAAGACAACATCAGCAGATGCTGCAAAGAAGTCCGTAAAGCCAGCAGTAAAGAAATCATCAGGTGGCGCAGCGAAAGGTTCCGTGGCCCTATAATGGAATCAAATAAGAAAAGTTTATATAAGTCAATCACTTGGCCAGCAGTTCATATTTTGTTTGTTGGCACATTAGTCTATTTTTTTGAAATGGCTATTACTGGCGAGGCCCACTGGGAATATTCTGGTACATTTGCAATTATTTATACTCTATGTGAAATGTTGGGATTTTTTCTACATGAAAGAGCATGGAATAAGTTCGGAAAAGGAGTTAAGTAATGCGTATTAAAGTTATTCGTTTTGTTGTTAAAGTACTTGGGTATGAGTGGGGCGGAGACGCACTCAATGTACCAGTCTGGACAGTAAAAGCAAAAAAGAAGAAGTAGCCTATGGCACTGTACGAATATGATTGTATGCCATGTGCACAAAGATATATCAAGGAACGTTCTATTAAAGAAAATGATCCTGGATATACATGCGAGACTTGCAATCACACGCTAGTTCGTGTATACTCTAATGTAGGAGCAGTTTTCAACGGTATTGGATTTTATTCCACTGATAATAGAAAGAAATAGGCAGTATACTATGAAGACTATGATAAAAACACCTGAAGAAATTAAAGATTGGGTGCTTAAAGTAACCGATAGATGTGATTCTTGTGGAGCAGAAGCCCTTGTTAAGGTTGCTGGTTTAAATGGAGAACTTCTTTTTTGTGGTCATCACTACAACAAGATTATGGATAACCCTGAAGGATATAAAAAAATGATGAAGTTTGCCATAACAGTAGTTGATGAAAGATCAAAACTAGATTAAATGATTAACTTTAATTATTTATTAAGGGGATCCTCTCGCAACCCATTAGAGTTAAGAGAAATATCTTCTAATCTTGAAACCATAGGGTATCAATCTGTTTTATTAACTTTTCATTCTAAATCTGCAGATTACTTTATAAAGGCAGCAGCAGCATTGGTTTCTGGTGATAAAATAAAATACATGCTTGCTTTAAGGCCATACCACATGAGTCCACAATATCTAGCAATGGTTGTTAAAGCATTTGACGAAATAGATAAAAACAGAATATCAATTAATTTTCTTGCTGGCGGAGTAGATAGTATGAAAGGTGAGCCAGAACAAACAGATATATATGGAAACACAGAAAGCCTAGACTCCATAGTTAAAAGAACTGAGTTTGTTCGTCAATTTGTAGATCAATATAAATTTTACTCATTTACAAATAGTACTCCAGAACTTATTTTTAGTGGACACTCTGAATACACAATAGAGACTGCAAAAATTTTAAATGGAACTTCTTTATCAATGATAGATGACTACAGGAATAACATTGATAGATTTTCTGAAATAAAAAACATTATGGTTTCTGTATGCCCAATAATACTAGATTCTGAGTTAGAAGCAGAAGAGTATAAAAAATTTTTACATGCAAAAAGTTACAGGTATGTGGATATGTCTATAATAGGAACAAGAGATTTTGTTAAAGAAAAATTACTTTTGCTAGAAACTGAAGGTATAACTGATGCAATGATTAATACCCATAGGTGGGAGTTTAATGGAATGCCACATGAACTTAGTGAGAAGAATGATATACTAGTTAACGAGTTAATAAAAGAAATTTGTCATGAGAATGGAAAAATTAAATGATTATTCAGATTATTGGTCTTCCAGGTTCAGGAAAGACAGAGTTAGCCAAGGCACTCAAAGAAAGAATTAATGCTATTCATCTTAATGCAGATGAGGTTCGTGCAACTGTAAATTCAGACTTAGGTTTTGCACCAGAGGATAGACTTGAGCAGGCTCGTCGTATGGGAGAGATGGCAAGGCTTATTGCTAAGCAAGGTGTTGCTCCTGTAATCGTTGACTTTGTATGTCCAACAGATTTAACTCGTGTAGCATTTGGCAAGCCAGATATTTTAATCTATATGGAAACAATTGAAGAAAGTAGATTTGAAGATACTAATAAAATGTTTGAAGTCCCAGGTAATTTTGACATGGCCTTTATTAGTCATGAGTGGGACGCAAACGAAAAAGCAACAGAAATTATTAATCAGTTTGGCCTGCATGACTGGTCTGCACCTACAACTCTTATGCTGGGTAGGTACCAGCCCTGGCACGAGGGCCACCACGCCCTTTACAAGGAGGCAGGCAAGAGAACTGACCAAGTACTCCTTGGAGTCCGTAACACCTACAATACAAGCGAAAAGGATCCTCTTAAGTTTGATCAGGTAAAAGAATATATTGCCAAGGATGATTTTATGGACGGGGCATTAGTACTAAGACTACCTAACATTACCAACATTGTATATGGTCGTGATGTTGGATACAAGATTGAGCAAGTAGATTTGGGGGCAGACATTCATGCTATTAGCGCTACGCAAAAACGTAAAGAGATGGGCATCTAAAGTCTGGAACTTCATCACTAAGCCAAGCAAAATTGAGTGGCCATCATGAATGTATCTAAACAAAGATCAGCACTAAAAGCCATTACATGGCGTATAATTGGAACAGCAGATACATTTGCTATTGCTTGGCTTATAACCAAAGAGCCAGTTACAGCAGGTGCAATCGCAAGTTTCGAGGTAGTTACAAAAACAATCCTTTATTACTTCCATGAGCGTGGTTGGAATAAAGTTAGATGGGGGAGAAACTAATGTTTGAATATTATGTAAAGAAAGTAACAAAAGTCGTTGATGGAGATACCATTGATGTCGAAATTGATTTAGGTTTTGATATTTCTTTTAGTTCAAGAGTCAGACTGGCTGGTATTGATACACCTGAGTCTCGTACAGCAGACAAGGCTGAAAAGGCTTTAGGACTAGAAGCAAAGGCTTATTTGAAGCATGCTATTGACTCTGCTAAGAGTGTAGTTATTAAGACAGAAAAGATGGACTCTTCAGAAAAGTATGGTCGTATTCTTGGTTGGGTTTATCTTGATGGAGACACAGAATCCATTAATGACAAGATGATTAATGATGGTCATGCTTGGGGATATATGGGAGAAACAAAGGTCAAAGACTTCGTAGCACTTGCAAAGGCTAGAAAGAAGTCTGGCAAGTGATCATAAAAAACATTTTAGAAAAAAATGTATACTATTATGAAAATGTTATACAGGATACAGCAAAGTTACTTGACGATATAGAAAAGATAGATCATCTTTTAACACAAGAAACTGGTATTTCTAAGTGGTCTGATTGGACAGCATATCAGTCTACATATGCATTTGGAAAACAAAAGATGATTAGAGAACATCTTTTTGATAAAGATCATGAAGCGTATAGTCAGTGCAGAGATATTGAAAAGCAAATAACTGATGCAATACTATATGCATCAAAAGATTATGAGTCTCTTCATACTGGACTAGATATTGGTATTCTCTGTCCAATGTCAATAAGCAAGTATTTTGTTGGAAGTCAGATGGGAAAACACACAGATACACATGATGACGATGAAGGAAAAACTATTTCGGTTGTTCTTTATCTAAATGATGATTATACTGGAGGAGAGATTGAGTTTGAGGACCAAGGTATTTTAGTAAAGCCAACTGCTGGAAGCATCATAGTATTCCCGTCAAGGAAACCATACTTTCATGCTTCAAAGCCAGTACTATCAGGAGAAAAGTATATTGTTCCAGGGTTTTGGGAGAATAGAGTTAAATTTCAAACTGGATGGCAAAATGGATGAGTTTGATGAAATAGATAGACTTATTCTTAATGGTGGTATAGAGTTTGCAGGCAAAGATTCAGAAACTGGAGAACTTCTATACAGGCCTACAGATAGGCTAAAAGAAATTGATTCAAGACTTAGTGAGGACCTATCTGTTTACTTTTCAGATATAACCCTTATACTTTGGGAGAAAAAGTTTTTAGATATGGACATAACTGAAAAAGATCCTCTTGTAAGATTGGCTGAAAAATCTTTTGATCCTAATGCCATAAGGTCTTTAGAAAAAAATGAAAGAGTAGTGATTGAACAAATAATCAAGGCTCTTTTTGATAAAAACTGATATACTAGTAAAATAGGAGCCTTAATGAACAACTTTTATGGTGCTGTTGGTGCAACAGGTATCTTTTTGTTATTTTTTTATATATATATACTTAGGAATAAAGTAAGCAGAATAAAGCCTGAAATAATAAGTCAGTCTATGCTTCAATATAGGTATAGCACTAGGAAAAAAAATCCAAGGCGTTTAAAGGCAAACTCGCAGTCAAAAATGCACCATGACAAAACAAATGTCAAGGTTATTATACTAGATAATCAAGCATACTGGATTAAAAATAACATTTTTTATAAGGCTCCATTAGTAAATCAACTAATAGACAAAGATTCTGCAGAAGAAGTTGACACAATAAACATGGATAAGGTACAATTAGACAAGATGCTTTTTATAATGGACAAACTAAGAGAAGGGATTAACGATGATAGTAGGGGTTCAAGGGACTAGTAGTTTTGACAACTACAACATCTTCTTAAGATCAATGGCTGTTGCCCTTTCTGAGTTACAAGAAGAAGACAAAGATTTTATTGTATATTCTGCTGGACCAAACAATATAAGTATGATGGCCATGGAATTTGTAAACTTATCTGAAAGAGGAATGAAGTCAAGAAAAAAGAATATAAAGTTTTTTAAGGTTACTCCTGAATGGATAGAAGAAAATATAAAAGATTTTAATCATTTTGCTTTTCTTTCTAATCCAAAGGAGCCTGTTTCAAAGACAGTATATTCATCAAAACTAAACAACATAAACACAAACGTATACACATTTTAAATATATTAAAATTAAGTATACCTAACCTGTGCTAATCACACAAAAGAACGGAACACAATGAAAACAATTAATTCTTTGACTGAGATGGAATCAGTCGTCAGCAAAAACAGACAACTGTCTTGGGACGGATGGACTGTAGTTGAAACTTTCCCATCAGATAAAGCATACTTTTCAAAGTTTGGAATATATAAAAATGGTAAATGGCAAATGAGGAAAGAGTTTGTTCCTTCTAACAAAGGATGGGAAATCCCAGATAAGTATGTGAAATAAATGAATAAGTATAAATGGAAAGACAACGCAGTCTGCCTAGACTACGACACAAACTTATTTTTTGATAAGTATGAAGATGATGAGTTATTAAGACCAGCAATAGATGCACTATGCTCTTCATGCTCAGTAAGAAAAGAATGTTTCTCTGTTGGTATTTCTGGTAAAGAGTGGGGCATATGGGGTGGCGTATACTTAGAAAATGGAGAAGTATCTAAAGAGTTTTCTAGCCACAAGAGCAAGACTGACTGGGGTAAAACTTGGCAGTCTTTAACGATGGAGTAGTATGTACACAGATTCAATGAGAAGAGCGTTTCGATCACTAAATGCTCCTAAAAATTTTTCTTTACAGGTCATAGATAATGACAATTTCTTAACTGTAAAGGCCAGCGAAAAAGATTTTATGTCTTTGGAAACAGTAGAAATGAAAAGAGAGGCGATAGAATACATGATTCGTGTAAAGAAAGCACTAGAAGATAACGGTGCAATTGTTCTTTTGGTTAGAGAGGGTGGCAAAGAACTATGATTGAGTCAGCATTAGTTGGAATATTTTCTTTCTTTTCCCTGCTGTTCTTATTTTTATATTTATCACAAATAAAAAAAAATCGTGCAATTCTTGCAAACACCTTAAGACTATTGGTGATGCAAGACTCTATAAATTCAGAAAGTAAAACAGATAAACAACAAGCAGATGAGGCATTCTTAAAATTTGTTTCAGACTCTAGAGACTGGGCATACCAATACATAGATGATGTTCAAGAAGGATTAAACAAGTTTGTTACTGATATTGAGCCTGAGATAGCCTACTTTGATGAGTATGGAATAGCAAGTTCTGCATACCCACATTACTATTCAATGAAGAAAATTTCTGGGGCTTATAAAGAACTAAAGAAACTTCTACCAGAAGACTATGATAGAATAGATTAATGATCATTCTTAAAGGTAGAGGCCATTCTAACATGTTAGTTTGTGAAGAAAAGCCATGAAGTTTTTTTGGTTTGAAAGATCTGACACGTTTGAACTTAAAAACTTGTCTGAAGATTTAGAAAAAAATGGATTTGATGGGGTTTTATTAATATACTCCTTCTATAGTGACGATCATTTTGTAAAAATTGCCAACAGCATAGACGTTAATAAAAAAATAAAATATATAGTTGCAATTAGACCATATGCCATATCACCTCAATATCTGTGCATGATCAATAATTCATTTAAAAAAATATCAAAAAACAGAATAATAATAAACATAGTTACTGGTTGGATATATGATCAAGATAAAACTGTTGGAGGGATACAAGGAGTAGTCAACGATCTTTCTTCTAACATAGAAAGATCAAACTATTTAATAGATTATGTCAAAAACTTAAATAGTGTTAGTGGTGGACCACCAGAATTTTATGTATCCGTAACTAACGAGACTGTGTTTAATAGTGTTAGTAAAAATAATGTTATAGTCCCATACTCTTTATACAAACAAAATAGGTTTAATCTTGACAAAAACAAAACAATGATATCTATATTCCCTATAATAAGAGAAACAGAAGAAGAACTGTTTGATTTAAAAAAGGTAAAAAGGCAGCAAGATGTTGAATACTTTACTAAAAAAGAATTTGAAAAATTTTTGCATGATTTGGAGTCAGACGGTATATTTAATATATTGTTAGGAAACGATCATGACGAAGAATCCAAAAAAAATATAATAAGTTTTGTTAGTAGTATAACTAACAAATAAACAAACATCCTATAGGAGGAAAAATGAACACAACACAACTAAAGGCAATGCTTGCATCTTACGGACGATCAGTCCTTGGTGCTGCAATTGCACTATACGCTTCAGGCGTAACAGATCCAAAGACACTTGCTTACTCATTGCTAGGAGCCATCGTGCCCGTTGCAATCAGAGCATTTAACCCTAACGACAAGGCATTCGGCATGTTGCCAGATGTCAATGAAGTTGAGGTAGCACTCAAGACTGCCAAGGTAGTTAAGAGACCAGCAGCAAAGAAGGCTCCTGCAAAGAAGTCTGCAGCAAAGAAGTAATATATTAGATTAGCAGGCCAGGGTATTTGACTGGCCTGTTTTTCTATGCTATAATATTTATACCTGCCCATTAGGGGGGTATATTAACTTATTCGCTTGAAAGGGGAATAATATGATGAAAGATCCATGGGCCATTTTCAATGACCCTTTTTTTATTGGGTTTAATAGAAACCTAACACAGTTAAACAATGTATATAAAACAAACAATCAATCCTATCCTCCGTATGATCTTCTTAAACTAGATGAAGACACATATCAGATCTCGCTGGCTATTGCTGGTTTTTCAAAGGAAGATATTGATGTATCCGTAGATAATGGAACACTAATTATTAAGGGTGAGATTGTAGAAGTAACAGATGCAGAGGTAGTTCATAAAGGCATCGCAGGAAGAAAGTTCGTAAGATCTTTTGCACTGGGAGAATATATGGAAGTCACGTCTGCAGAACTTAAGGATGGCATGCTGCATGTTCATGTAGTTCGCATTGTTCCTGAAGAAAAGAAGCCTAAATCTATTAAAATTAAGTAGTATAATAGATAACATTCCGATATAAGACTTTAAAAGGTTTTACAACGGATGCTCCTATGAGTGGAGAGTTAGCAGGAGTCGAACCTTCGTGGCTAATAGACCTGAGCAGTCGTCTATAAACTGCTTATTTTTGTACATGCAAAAAGTGTTATTGCATATCGTGTCCCGTTATAAATATCTTTGACACCATGAGCATACTCTTCAGTCCCTGGATGAATTACCATATCGCCAGACTTTGGCTTGTACTGTAAGTTTAGTTTTGGGTAATAGATCTCTCCACCATCGTAGTTATCATTTAGATATAAGACCAATCCATAATGAATTTTTGTTTCTATAACTTCAGGGCTGTCGTCAAAATGAACTGGCATACCCTTACCATCAGACCTTATTAAAGCATCAATGCTTGTTAAAAAAAGATTTTCTTTCGATATTTCTAACATTAACTCTTCTGCTCTTTGCATAAAATTGTTTTTATTTTTTAAATATTCTAATGCTGCAAGCCTTTTTGTATTTTCACTAAATAATTCTTCTATATTATTTTCTGATGGAAGTTGGATTAATTTATCATTAAAATACTCAGAAGAGATAAAATTTTTATAATTTACCTTATTG